CGCTGGTACACGATCAGTAACGTGTCGGCATAAACCTGAGTGTCATCATCTTCGTCCAGCTTGTCCCGCGCTGCGTTGCGCTTTGAATTGAATCCTGTCATATCAAGTACCCCAGCAGAAATGCAAGTGCCGCAATTGACACGGCAGTGATCAAGATCACGATTGCGTATTGCAACCACTCGCTCATGTAGAGGTCTTCGATCTCATCGTCGTTCATGCTTCCCTCGCTTTCAACATAGCGTCTGCCATTGCGTATGCAGTCTCAGCTATTAAATCCACGACCGTAGTTAACCCTTCCCTGCTTTCTTCGGCTCTAATTTCAGCATCCACGGCATCTGGATGGTAATAGTCAGTCATCCAAAACTGGTACGTAAATGGCATTGCCTTGGCCGCAAAATAGTCGCGCAGGGTCATTCCGTCATCTGGGCTTCCTCCGTTTGACGTTGGAAACGCTGGGCCTCCTGTGTTGTTCATTCCCATGCTCCTTCTTCAAATTCGTTTACATGTTCTAGCGCAAAGATCATCAGTGCCTTGACCACGCCGGGGGTAATCTTTACGGTTGATCCCTCTCCGTCTAAAAACTTAATCCAATCGCCGTAGACTTGCATCTTGCGTACGTTGTCGATTTCAGCGCCGTCAGAACTAAGGTTCATTTTGTTCTCCCAATCATGTTGGCTGGATGTATCAGCCACTTGGTTCCAAGGAAGCGCACGGACTTGACCCATGCGCGACGGTTGTGGCGATCCGTTGACCGGATGCCGCTGTTGAAGAGCTTACGCACCCTTGTGAGCATGTTGATCTTCATGCTGCAGCCCTAGCTGCTTTCTTCTTAGCGTAGTACCTACGTGCGTACTCACGCTTCTTCTCGGCTGTTTTTTCCAGCGCCTCCTTAGTCCTGACCGCCTTGAGTCCGGGCTTGGGTCCGGGCTTGGCCTTTGGTTTGGGTGCAGTCATTTTCTGTAGGCGCTCGATATCCCTCCGCGCCCCCTGCAGTAGCACCTGCAGGTGCAGGTTGGCAGTCTCAAGCTCGTCGAGGCGGCGGAATACGTTTAGGTTTCTCATATTGATTTTCATGTTGTTTCCTTGGCTTTCTGTTCGTCCAGTTTCAGTACATAGATTTCTTTGTTGACCCTACATCCGACATCCGTGATGAACTGTTTCTCGTTCACTAGCTTGAGCAAGCCCAGCTTCCCACGGAACTCGGCGGGGAGGGTAGTATCGTCGTAGAGTTGAACATTGTCATTGATTTTGACTAGGTACTTTCCCTCATCCACAACAATAAGCGCAGACTTTTTAGCCCCCATAGCGGTCTTAATCCCTTCGATAGTAGACAGTTCGTCCGTTGCAATCTGCATCATCTCCAAGCTGTTCGCAACGCTCTTGTCCCCCTGTTGTTTCGCATACTCCAAGAACAAGTTGTACCCCGGACCTTTGGTCACATAGTCGATGGCTTTCTGTTTGATCTCTTCTTGGTACTTACGCATCGCTCGGTCTTTGCCATGATGCTCTTGTCGAACAACAGTGTCGGCTGTACCTACTGCCTCTGCTGCTACCTCTAGCACTGATCGGGGCTTGAATGTCTTTCGGACTTTGGCTATAGCCTTCTCAGAGTTGTCGGTCCTGTAGTTGTTGCTGCGTGTAGTTATTCGGTGACTCTCAATTTCAATGAGCTCTCCTATGTTTGATCTGTACCCCCTTTCGATAGAGCCCAGCGTCTCCCAGTTGTGGCTTACTACGAACTTGTTTGCCACCATCGTTTTTTGTTGTTTGTCGTCTACTGCCCAGCTAAAGTTTGTGACCTTGAACGTCCACATCGGGTTTTTTAATGCCAGTTCCCATATGACTGTGGCGAGGGCGGACGTTACCTTGTACCCAACGACAGGTTCTTTGACTTCAGGTGCGTGTACGTTAGGCAAATCCATCGCGTTGTTTGTTATGCTCATGTGTTTCTCCTTACCAATTAAACTTACCCAAGATCGAATCGACCTTGGACTTCAGATCATTGCGCGACTCAACATCTTCTTTGATGCTCTCTATGTTGACCCCTAACATTGTTAGCTCTACCTGTCGCCGTGCCTCTTCCAACAGCGGGTCGTTGGTCACGTTGAGCTTAGTCAGCAGCGCGCACAACTCCAGTGGGTTGGTCACTAGTGAGTCGTGGTACCGCTTCTTCTCGTCGTCGCTACCTTCCTTCAGTTTGTCCGAGATACCTGTCAGCATCTTGTGCAGCTTGTCCCACGGCGCACGCATAGCTTCCTTCAGCCGCTCGTCGAACTTGTCGCGGAACTCCGCTCGCACATCATCCAAGTCCTCTGCTGGTATGTCCAAGCGGAAGTCGCCGGAGTCGGGCATGGGGTTGACTGAACGACGGAACCCGAACTTCTGCTTGACTTCCTCAATGTCAGGGTAGTCACCTGCCTTGTACAGTGCACCTAAGTTGGTAGGCGCTTCTGCAACCAGACGCGGGTACTGCGCAAAAAAGTTCTGACACATGACATCGAACGTCCGCTCGAACCCATTCATCGTCTGCTTGTACTCCATGAACAACTTGGTCGGCAGCATGCGCTCACCCTTGTCAGCCCACGGCAACGTGTGCAGGTTGTGATACAGCCGAGCCCTAGCTGCGAACTTCTCGATGTCCTTGCGCAAGCCGGTACCTGCGAACAGGTTCTTCTTGGTCTGCGATGCGTCTCGCACTGCCCCTGCGTTTGTATTGGTTAGCTCAGTTGTCTCCCGGTCAATCTTTGACGCAGGCCACACACTGATGTTCAGTTCCACTAACACTGCTGATGCACTAATACTCATTTCATTACTCCTTCAAAAGTTTGACAAAGCCTTCAGCCTCTTCCAACGTCAGGCCACTCACTAACAACTCCACTACGTTTCCGCTATGAAGATTTCGTTTCACCACTGCAAAAACCCAACCAACGCCGTTGGGGGGAATCCACTCACCAACCTCGTACCTGTAGGTATCAGACGTACTAATACCCATTTCATTACTCCTTCAGTTTCAATTGATTACACAAACCCAACACTTGCTCTTTCACGTACGCCCACGTACGGTACGTAACTCCTTCGCCGCTGCTCACTCTATTGAACTCCCCAGTAACTCTCAACATGGTCAATGCCAGCCCCGGTGAATAATCTCCACTGTGACCAGCATCGAACCCGAACACATGCAACTGCCGCTCATCGTCTACCTCTGAGTACGTCAGCCCACCATGAACCTCGATGTCACTCATATCGTTGTACCCAAGCCCACAGCAGCGGTGCCCTTTGGGTATGCCTACGTACCCACACAGATGGCCTAGCGTCGGGTGCCGCCAGATCGTGCACGTGTACCCTGTGCCCTCATCAACCCACTCCTCAGAGTGCTGATGCTCTTGCTCCCAAGGGCGTTCAGCTACCAGCAGTTTGATCTGCAGTTCTGCGTCTAGCATCTTGTTGGTCCAAAGATAAGGTTGTTCACTTCGAGCTTTACATGTTTTTCTGTAAGGCTCGCCATTGCCATTAACATTCCGTGGTCATCACTCTGCGCGGCGATAGACCATTTCTGGTTGCGCCCTCGCGCCTTGGCTATACCCGAGAAGTCGTACCATTTACGTTCAACAACAATGTAGGTGCCGAACTTCCCCCGCAAAAGTAGATATGTTTTTTTGCGCTTTGGCACGGGCTAGTCCTTCTCCGGTTTACCCGCCAGCTTCGCCATGCGGTAGATGTCGTCGCTGATGAGCTTCATGGTGATCTCATCGGGGTTAGGCCACACGTGGTACGTGTAGCTGCTGCTGTTGGTCACCTCGTCCTTGCGGTACTTCTTCTCGTACTTCTCTGCACGCTGAATGATCTCAGCCATTGCTAACGCATCCTTAGCCGACAGCACAAGGCTGCTATAGCTAAATTCCATAACCATCATGTTGTTCTCCTCAGTCTTTGATGTGAATCGTCTTGCCGTTAGGGGCGACAACATCGTTACCCCCTACGATGGCCCACATAACAGGCGCAGTCCAGTCGTTACCCCAGTCACTACCCACGTACCCGTCAGTCAGGACGATCACGCACTGAGGCACGATCTGCTCCTTCTTCAGGTAGTCCGACACGCAGCTTGGGCTAGTACCCCCACCGCCTCGTGGCTTGGTAGAGCTAACAATGTTAGGCACCTCGGACTCCGTGTAGGTCTCATGTGCAGCCACTGCGCTGTCCCAATAGATCAAGTCCACAAGCTCGGGGCTTACCTCTTCGGCGATACCCTTAACCTCGGACAGGAACTCGGACAACTCATCCTGCCCAATGGAGCCTGATGTGTCTATCGCAACCACCAAATGCCCCACCTTCTCACCGATCATGCTCGGCATGTAAACACCTGTGGATAGGAACCGACGGTTAACCCTGCGCCAGCTACTCGCGTCCTTGCTGTGACACATGGACTTCACGTAGTCGCGCAGCACCTCACGCCAGTTGACCTTGGGCTCAAGCAACTCCTGCAACTCGCGGTCTAGTCCACCCGCACCCTCACCCACCTGCTTGTTGTGCGCCATCAACCCCTGCCGTATAGCTTGGTCAATGTCACGCACCAACTCGCGCTTCTCCTCGTCGGTCATACCGTCGGCACCATCCCAGTCGTGCTCGTCGATGCCACCATCTCCATCCCCGTCGCCCCCCTCACCGCCTTGGCCTTTACCCTTACCACCGCCGCCCGACTTCTTCTCCTCTTTCAGTATGTCGAACACCTGCTTGGAGTTCATACCTTTGAACCGCGCATCGCACATGCCCATTGGCTTGCCCTTGTGTGGGCCATCCCGGTAGATAGGCATGGCGATCACCGTGCCTTGGGGGTCCAACTCTTTGAGCATCAGGTTGATCACGTGATCACAGGCAATGTTGGCTAGCCGGTGGTCCTCGTCGTGCAGCTTCTTCCACGTGGTCATGTGCCGGTACATCTTGTGCCCTGCCTCGTGGGCAATCACAAAGCACAACTCAGAGTCACGCAGCTTGGTCACGAACTCACGCCCGTAGGTCTCATCCCGTCCGTTAGTACAGGCAGTCGGCGTGTGCTCATCCACTCGCGTCTTGCCGATCATCATCACACCTTGCAACAGGGCAAAGTTCTTGTTGCGCATCAAGGCGATCTTCGCCTTCTGCAATTTCCGTTCTGCTTCCATGTTCTCTCCTTGTATTAAAGTAGGTCTTGGTTCTTCGCAACCCACGTTGCAAACGCCTTGCAACTGAATGCAATGGACTGCTTGGCCGGGGCCTTGGCGATGTTGACTGCGAACACTGCCTGCCACTCAGGCTCGAACCGCTCCAGATACTGCATGAACGGCGTCATCGTGTCCTTAGTCACACGGGCGATAGCACCAAACACCACGATGGCACATGCACCGGGGCTAGTAGGCACAGGCGCTGTGTCGGGCTTAGTCACCGTAGCCTCCC